GATTGAGGAAGCGCAAGCCTTCTCCAATCGGTCCCTGACGTTGCTACGGCCCACCATCCGAGCCCCCGGCTCGGAATTATGGGCGAGTTGGAATCCCCGGCGTAAGTCGGACGCAGTGGATGACTTCTTTCGCGGCGGTAAAGTGACGGGGGCAGAAGTTGTCCAAGCCAACTGGCGCGACAACCCATGGTTTCCATCGGAGCTTGAGGCCGAACGTCAGATAGATTTAGCCCGCTACCCGGATCGGTACGATCACATCTGGGAAGGTGGGTACGCGAAGGCACTTGAAGGCGCTTATTACGCCTCTGAGCTTGCCAGGGCGCGTGCTGATGGGCGCATTTGCAAACTTGCACCCGATCCCGTGCTCCCGGTCTATGCCGTATTCGATTTGGGCGGTGCCGGCGCGAAAGCTGACGCTCTGTCGATCTGGATCGCACAGTTTGTTGACCGTGAGATACGGGTTCTCGATTACATCGAAGGCCAAAGCCAGGTGCTTGGTTATTACGCCGCCGAGCTTCGTTCCAAGGGCTGGGGAAAAGCGGAATGCATCCTGCCTCACGATGGCGTGAATGCCAACAACATCACCGGCAAACAATACAAGGACCATGTTGCTGAAGCTGGGTTTGCGGTCCGCGTTGTGCCGAACCAAGGAATGGGCGCGGCGATGATGCGCGTCGAGGCAGCGAGGCGTTTATTCCCTCGCATCTGGTTTGACGCGGACAAGACAGAATCAGGACGCGAAGCCCTGGGCTTCTATCACGAGCGCCGCGACGAACATCGTAATGCCGGGCTAGGTCCCGAACATGATTGGTCAAGCCATGCGGCAGACGCTTTCGGCTTGATGTGCGTGGTTTATGAGGAGCCGCGCAAAAACTCTGGCTGGTCTCAGCCGGCCACCAAGTGGGTTGTATGATCAAATTGGCGACAGTCACACTGACCAGCGACACTGGTGAAATAGTCGGGTCGAGCAATTTCTATTACAGCGACGACGCGACAAAGGATGACTGGAATCGCAATTGTGGCTGCGCAGTACGCGCGCTGGTTGCCGAAATGACGGATGGCAAAGTTGTGCTATCGCCCGGTTTTGCGCGCGTGAACTAATTGGCTAAACGCAAGCGCATCTCTAACGAAGAGATACAGGCCATTATCCGCGCCGAGATCATTTCGGCTGACGGGCAGGCTAATTCCGAACTCTCCGTGGAGCGCGGCGAGAACATGGATTACTACCAATGCCGGCCGTTCGGTAATGAGATCGACGGGCGGTCCCAGGTGGTGTCCAGCGATGTGCGCGATACCGTGGAGTGGATGCTCCCGACGCTGGTGCGGATGTTCTGTTCCGGTGAGGATGCTGTCGAATTTGAGCCTGAAACCCAGGCCGATGTTCAATCTGCCAAACAGGCCACGCAGTATATCAATTTCATCTGGAACCGCGACAATCGCGGATTCGTCAATACCTATTCGTGGTTCAAAGACGCCCTCATATCGAAAAACGGGCGGGTAAAAATCTGGTGGGATGACACACCGCGCACCAAACGCGAGCGTTATTCTGGCCTGGATGAAGACGCGTACGCCTATATCGTGGCCGACCCTGAGGTTGAGGTCGCTGAGCACACTGAAAACACGGACGAATGCGAGGTTCTCCAGCCCGATCCTCAGACGGGCGAGTTAAGACCAGTCAAGACGCAACTCACCACCCATGATGTGGTGATCACCAGGAAAATGCCTGGCGGCCGCGTCAAGGTCATGCCCGTACCGCCCGAGGAATTTCTAATCTCCAACGATGCGCGGGATATCGAGCATGCGCGGTTTGTTGGTCATAGGCGCAGGCGCACAGTTTCAGAACTTATTGAGGAGGGCTTTGACCCCGAGGTCATCGAACGTCTTTCGGGCGATGAAACCAGCATCCAGACCGACGCCGAGGAGATCAAGCGCAACACCGTTGAGTATGTCGTTCCGCTGTCTCAATCCACGATCAACCCATCCATGCGTAAGCTTTGGGTGGTCGAAGGCTATGTCCGCATCGACGTGGATGGCGACGGCATTGCCGAAATGCGAAAGATTGTAGCGGCAGGTGCTACGTGGGAAATCTTGTCAAACGAGGCTTGGGATACACCAAGGCCATTTGCCGATCTAACGCCGATGCCTATGCCGCATCGCTATCACGGCCTATGCCCGGTCGATCTGATCAAAGATATACAGCTCATCAAGTCCACGATTTTCCGGCAGTACCTGGACAATCTCTACCTAATCAACAATCAGCGCGAGCAGGTTATCGAAGCGAATATCGTTGACCCGTCCGAGGTGCTGTCGAGCGCGCCGGGACGCAAAATCAGGGTCAAGAACGGCCCCGCCATTTTCCCCATCGAGGTTAGCAATATCGGCCAGGCCGCGCTTGATGGCCTGGAATACATGGACCAAATCCGGGAGAATCGGACGGGCGTTTCGCCGCGCACTCAAGGGCTAGGCGCCAATCAGTTGCACGACACCGCGACCGGTGAGCGGATGCTGATGTCCGCCGCCATGGGCAAGATCGAGTTGATTGCCAGGGTGTTTGCGGAGACGGGCATGAAGGACGCCTTTAGGCTGATCCTCAAGCTTATCTGCATGTATCAGGACAAGCCGCGCACCGTTCGGCTTACAAAAGACGAGTGGGTTTCCATGGACCCGTCGCAATGGAATAGCGACATGGACATGGTGGCTACCGTTGGCATGGGAATGGGCGACAAAGATCAACAGATCGCTCATGGAACGATGCTGGGGCAGTTACAGGCCCAAGCCATCCCGCTCGGCATTGTATCGGCAGAGAATTTGAAGAACACCGCTGAACTTGTGGTCAACGCCATGGGGCTGAAAGGCGTGGACCGGTTCTTCACATTCCCGCAAGGCCAGCAAGCTTTGCAGCCCATTCAATTGCCCGGTGCCAATAATACAGGTCAGGCCGAAATGGCGAAGGTCCAAGGCCAGATACAAGTCGAACACGCCAAGGCTCAGGGGCAAATCCAGGTCGCCAATACCAAGGCGCAAGGGCAGTTGGCCGTCGCGCAGCAGAAGGCACATGCCCAGATGCAGAGCGATAGCCAGACCAATAGCCATAACGCAGCGCTTCAGATGTTCCAGGCCCAGCAGAAAGCAAATCTACAGGCGTATGTCGCTCAGCAGGAATTGGCGCTCAAGAATAAGCAGATCGAGTTGAATCACACCATCGACGCCAGCAATGCAGCGGTTGAGCAGTCGATGAAGCGGCAACCAGAACCGGCCTAATGGACAAGATTCAGCGGGGCATCAGCGCCCAAGCTCTTCTAGAGAACGAACTTCTCAAGGAATGCTTCGCCACGCTTGGGGACACTTACACGCAATCTTGGTTCGACGGAAAGACGGTAGAGGCAAGGGAAGATTGCCACCGCTACGTGACGCTCCTCGCCAAGCTCAAACAGGACATTCAGAGCATCGCCACTTCCGGCAAGCTTGAACAGGCCCGGCTCAAGGAGCTGGAGGGCCGCAACAAGGGACTGACTCTCAAATGGCCGATGACGTAGCCCAACCGTTTGGTGATCTTGACGCCGCCGCTGCTGCCATGGACGCGCTCCTAAAGGGGCCTGCGCCTGCTGCAGTCGAACCAAAACCCGAGATTACGCCGCAAGCTGCCCATGAGAAGGAGGCAGAGCCGGCGCAAGTGGCCGCAGAGGAGGTGGAAGCACCCGATCCGGTCGAAGTACCGGCAGTCCAGCCGAAGCAGGAACCCGCAAAGCAGATAGTGGAGAGCCCCGAGCTTTCCCAGCGTCTGCAAGAGGCGGCCCGCAAAGAGCAGGAAGCCGAAGCCGCACGTAGTCAGTTCGTAAATGCCCTCAACAGTCTTGTGCCGCAGTTGGAACAGGCCATCAGGGGCGAGTTTGCAGACATCAAAACTTTTGCCGATCTGCAAAAAGTCGCCCAGGTCGATCCGGACCGCTATAACCGCTTTGTCATTGCGAACGCGCAACTCCAGCAGGCTCAACAGGCCCAGCAGGCAGCGACCGCAGAGCAACAGAAAACGGCCAACGCTGAACGCGTCAAATGGCAGCAAGCCGAGCAGGAGAGGCTCGGTCAGTTACTCCCGGAATTGCGTGACCCAGAAAAGGGCCCCACGCTGGCGAGGAAGCTGAACGAGTATGCTCTCAAGTCGGGATATAGCCCGCAGCAGCTTGCCAATGCCTCCGCCAACGATTTCGCGATGCTTCATCGCGCCATGCAGTTCGATAACCTCGAAGCGGCGAAGAAGATAGCGGCGGAA